CCGTTGTGGAACCCCTTGTAGAGGTCACCACGACCGATGAAGTGCGCGAGCACGACGAGTTCGATCTGCCCGTAGTCCGCGACGACCAGCTTGTAGCCGGGCGGCGCGACGAACAGGCCACGGATCCTCTTACCGAGGTCGGTGTCGGGCCGGGGGATGTTCTGGAGGTTGGGTTCACGGCAGGAGAACCGGCCGGTCACCGTTCCGTACTGGACGAAGTCGGCGTGGATCCGGCCGTCGAAGATCCGGCACGGCTTCTTCGGGTCGCCCTCCACACCGAGGTACGCGATGGGGTAGTCGAGCAGCTTGCTGACTTCCGCGTACTCCAGCAGCTTCTTGACGACCGCGTTGTTCTCGTGCTTCTCCAGGCTGTCGGAGTCGGTGGAGTAGTCCTTCCACTCCAGCGCCTGGCCCGTGTCCCGCTTCTTCTTCCCGCCGTCGGTGGGCTTCATCGGCTTGAGGCCCTGGCCGCCCTCGCTCTTGGGGGCGTACAGCACCTCGGCCTTCTGCGCCGGGGCGTTGAGGTTGAACTGCTTGCCTGCGGCCCGGTAGATGTCCGCCTCGATGTCGACCAGCCGGGCGGACATGTCGCGGACCAGCTCCCGCATCGCTTCCTCGTCGACCGGCGCCCCGGTGATGCCCATGTCGAGCAGCACCCCCAGGACGTCCTCCTCCAGCCGCCGGACGTGCGTCAGGCCCTGCTCCTGGATCTGACGCTGGTACCGCTTCCACAGCAGCCAGGTGTACTTAGCGTCCATGTATGCGTAGTGCGCCACTTTGGAGAACGGGTGGGCTTCCACCTGCTTGCCGACGTTCTCCGTGTCGTAGTCGACTTTGTAGTAGCGCTTGACGAGTTCCTTGAGGCCCTTCTGCTTCATGTTCTCGTCGAGCAGCCACTGAAGGACGATCGTGTCGGAGTACTCCGGCGGTGCTATCTCGCCCCAGTACTTCGCCGTGGAGATCAGGTCGAATGTGGCGTTGTGCGCGATCTTGATCTTGTCTTCGGCGAAGAACAGCGGCTTGAGGATGGAGAACACTTCGGACGGGAGCATCTGCTCCGGCGGGGCGTCGTAGACGGCCGGGATGGCGTCGAACTTGCCCGTCAACCGGTTCTTCTTGCGGGTGGCCTTGCTCACCAGGACGTCGCCGTTGGGGTGGCCGAAGGGGATGGCGTAGGCCATGCCGTCGGCGGCCAGGGAGATCCAGTTGGCGACGTTCTGCGTCGGGACGTTCCGGAAGGCTCCGAAGGTCTCGATGTCGAAGGTGAAGGCCGGGCGCTCCATGAAGCGCTCGACCACGGTATTAAGTCGGTCGGGGGTGAGGATGACGGAGTTGCGGATCTGCACGGCGGGCTCCGGTGGTGGTGGATGGGAAAGCTGAGGGGAGGCCCCAGCGCGGTGCTGGAACCTCCCCCGTGGGAGGCCGCTAGTCGTTCAGGATTTCCCGGACGATGGTCTTGAGTTCGCTGCGACGGGTGACCTGGAGGATGTCCGCGTCGTACGCCTTGGCGTCGAACGTCTCCAGGTCCTCCTCGGTCAGTGGATCGATGTCCCAGTCGTCGAGGAGGTCACGTTCCTTGACCGGCGTGATGTAGTAGTTGGTCTTCTTGTTCTTGGTCTCCTTGCGGACGGAGAAGTAGAGGTCGTCCCGGTTGATCGGGGCGGTCTTCTTGTCCTTGGAGTAGTTCTTCAGGATGTCCGCGACCATCGGGCCGACCTGCCAGACCTTGACCTGCGGGTCCTCGGGGTCGGTGAAGTCGATGACGTTGAAGGAGATCTGCTGGCTGGGCTTGTCACCCGCGTCGTCGCACAGCGGGCACTTGCTCTCCAGGCAGGTGAAGGACTTCTTGCCGGAGCGCTCGATCCAGTGCTGGAGGAAGACCAGGAACGGCTCCTCGTCCAGGATCTTCACGATCACGGACTCGGTGCCCGCCTTGAAGTTGTCGGGGAAGCCGGAGGACGCCTGCTTGGTCTTCTCGTACGAGCCCCAGCCACGGCCGCCGACCTTCGGAGCGGGCTCGTCGTCCTCGTCATCGTCCTCGTCACGCGAGGCACGGCGCGAGCGTCGGGAGGTGTCGGCCTCCTCGGTATTAAGCGACCGGCGCGAGCCACGGCGGGAGCCACGGGCCGGAGCCTCGTCCTCTTCCTCCGCGTAGCCCTGCTCGTCCTCCGGCTCGTCGGCCGGGGAGTACGCCTCGGTGTCGCGGGCGGTGCGGCGGCGGGTAAGGGTGCGGGGCATTCAGTTCTCCTGCTGGTAGAGATGGACGTACGAGGAGGCTTCGCCCGTGTTCAGCCGGGCTTCCTCGATGTCGGCCGCGAGGGCCTTGGCGATCTGGTCGGTGGCGACCTTGTCCAGGTCGTCGAGGGTGCGTGCCTTGGGGAAGTCGTCGGTGGAGATGTCGACCTCGTAGCCGAACTCCACCCACTCGAAGTTCCCCATGGACACGTGGTGCTTCTGGCTCTTGACGATCCTCACTCGTCGCCCGCCAGGACCTTGAAGAGGTCGATGACGCGCTCGGTGAAGCGGGTGCCCTTGATCGGCTTCTGGTGGGAGACGAGGACGCCTTCCTCGTACGCGATGCGGACCATGCCCTCGACCTGCTGGCGGGTGTACAGGCGGCGTCGGCCGCGTACATCTCCGTCCTTGCCCGGCGACTGGTAGGTGGACTTGGGGATGACTCCCTCGCGCTCCCACTTCCGGATCGTCACGGGCTGCCGTCCCAGCGCCTTGGCGAGGTCGCCGACGGTGAAGAACTCCGTCTCGACTCCGGCTACGACGTACTTACGGGGCTTGGCGTCCCATGCTCCGGGATCGGCCGCCGACGGGGCGGCCTCGGTATTAAGCCGGTTGCGGTGACGTACCAGGGGGCGCGTCGATCCGGGGTAGAACTGCTCACCGATCTCGGCGAATGCCTTGTCGATGGTGTCGGCGATGGTGCTCATGTGGTGGTGCTCCTATCAGCCACGGATGGGCTTGAACGCGAAGGACTCGGTCTCGACGAACAGGCTGTCCAGTTCCTCGTCGCTGAGGATTCCTTCCTGGTTGAGGACGTACAACTCGTCCTGGTCCAGGACCTCGGTGGTGACTTCCTTGAACACCCGGTCGCGGATGCCCCTGGCGATGGCCAGTTCCTCGGCCTTCTCGGCGTCCAGGGTCACGCTTACTCGGCGCTCGCGCTTGACCTCGGTGAACTTCTGGCCGTTGACCTCGATGGGAGGGTCCAACTTCCAGAACTTGCTGCCCTTCTCGTCGATGTCGCCGTTGGCGTCCACGTGGACGCTGACCTCGTCGCGCAACTTGTTCTTGCGGGTGACGATCTCGGTCTCCTGGAACTTCAGGGCCAGGAACTGGCGGGTCTTCTCCCAGGGGGCGGCCTGGTTGAGGGAGATGGGGCGCTCGATGCGCTGGGTTGCTCGTCTCTGCACGGTAGCCATAGAGCGGGGCTCTCTTTCTACGGAGTAGTAGGTCGGTTGAGCAGGTCCGACTCTACATTACGTCTTCGAGATTGTCCATATGGGATTACGTCTTCTTGAAGCCGTTACTTGCAGCCGAGACCGGCGCGGCTTCTGGCGTAGCGCTGCGCGTCGGCGTCGGTCTGGTCGTTGCGGAGACCGGTCTCCTGGACGTCCTGGTAGACGGTGATGACGCGGTGGTCGGCCGGGTCAACGACGGCGACGATGTCGCCTCGGACGTGGCGCCACTGGCCGGGGAACCGGCTGGACGGGGAGGTGTGCTGCGGCCGGTTGGCGGCCTCCAGGACCTGCGCGCTGCTCCAACCCTTCAGGGTGGCCTGCTTCTGCGCGTGGTAGGTCAGCCGGTACTCCGGGGAGTCGGTGACTCTGTTGCTCCCCCAGGTGATGCCGAGCGCTTCCGCGATGGTGGTCACGATGTCCTCCTGCGAGCTGTTCGATCCTTCGTTCGATTAACGCTTCGTGAGGACGACTCTACGTTTGGCATATGCGGTTGTCAACAGGTTCCACCGAACCGTTTTACAAGGTCACCAGCGGTCGGCTGGGGCACCTCGAAGCGCCAGGCGGACGGGGGTCAGATCCCAGTCCTCCCGCTCCTCCGGTGGGCTTATGACGTCCTCAATCCCCTCACGGAGCAGGACGTCGAGTGGTTCTTCTCGCATGCCTTGATGGTGCCATGCGATTACGGCTTTAGAACCACTCGACGTCCGTCGTGCGATCCTGGAAGTTACGCCTCCAGGCACTGCGTCAGGGTCTGGACGTCGTTCTCGATCCGACCCTTCTCGTCGGCCCCGCGCCCGTCTGTGATGGCGCTGCCCACCCTCCGCTTGTGCGCCAGCATCGCCAGCTTGCGCGGCTCGGTGGTGCCCGACGTGATGGCGTTCAGGATGTAGATGTCCTTGAACTGACTGCTCGCCCGGTTGTGGCGGGCGTTGATCTGGTCCTGCTTCCCGGCCGACCAGGCGAGGTCGTAGTTGATCAGGTAGTTGGCCATATACAGGTCGGTGCCGAAGGCGCCCGCGTGGCTCGACAGGAACACCTGACACTGTTCGTCGGTCTCGAACCGCTGGGCGGCATATGCCTTGGCTGCCGACGACATGCGCCCGGTGTAGGTGACGAACGAGTTCTCCGGCAGCCGGTCCCCGATCAGGTCCAGCATGTCGGGGTTGACCGAGAAGACGATGATCTTGTTTCCGGGGACCGCCATGATGTCCTCGACCACAGCCGCCACAGCGTCCAGTTTCGGAGCCGTGGTTACGTCGTCGAGCAGGCCGGACTGCCACACCTCGTATGCGTACTTCGAGCCCGGCCACACCTTCTTCTCGGCGCCGCGCGAGCGTGCCTCCTGGCTCTCCTCGTACTGCTGCCCGGACATGACGATCAGGTCCGGGTGGTTCAGCAGCATGTCGAGCGCCTGCATGCGGCTCATGATCTTGCCCTGCTGGCTGTTCTCGTTGGCCGCCTCTCCCCCGTGGTAGTGCGCGAACAGATCGAAGTCACCCATCGTCGGCCCGGCCGCCCGCAGCTCGGCGAGCAGGTCTCCCGCGATGGCCTGGTATGCCTTCTTCGTCTTGGCGTCCAGGGCGACCGGGATGATCGACTCCTGCACCTCGGGCAGGTACGGCCGGACATCCTCGTCCAGCCGCGTCTTGCGGACCATCACCTCGGCCAGTTTGGCGTGCAGCACCGGAAGGTTCCTGTAGTTCTGCACGCCGCCGAACTTGTTGCGCACGATGTACGTCTTGTCGAACAGGTCGAAGCGGCCGAGGACCTGGTCGTCGACCCACTGCATGATCGAGAACAGTTCCTCGGGCTTCCCGTTCTCCACCGGGGTGCCGGTCATCCCGAAGCGGTACGGCGCGGTCAGCCTCTTGATCTTCCTGGTGCGCTGCGCCCGGAACGTCTTGATCGCGGTGCACTCGTCCAGGACGATGCACTCCGGCTTGATCCTCCTCACGAAGTTCCAGTCGTTCACCACGTTCTCGTAGCCGAGGATCACGTAGTCCGGCCGGAGCGTCTTGACCTTGGCGTACAGCCCGGCGCGCTTCT